GTTCAGGACCCCGCCGACCTGCCCCGGGATGCCCGCGACCGCGCCAGCGATCTGGCCCGGCAGCGCCCGCGCAGCGTCAACGGCCGTGGTCAGCCCTGAACGCAGCCCAGTCCCGATCGACTGCCCTGCGGCAACCATGTGGCCCGGCACCGCGCGGGCCGCCTCCACGGCCGACTGCAGACCAGACCGCAGACCGGTGCCGATCGCAGTGCCCGCGCTAGCCGCTGTCGTGGCCAGCCCCCGCAGGCCCTCGGCTGCGTTGATCGCAGCCACACCCAGACCGGTGCGCAGCGTGCCCGCCGCGTCGCCGACGGCGGCCGGGATCCGGCCGATCGCCTCAGCCGTGTTGATCGCGGCAACACCCAAGCCCGTGTACAGGGTCGAGCCGGCCGAGGAGATGATCCCGGGCAGCCGGGCGACCGAGTCGCCGAGCCCGGAAATCGCCCCGCCGAGCCGACCGCCGAGCGCCTCGGTCGCGCTGCCCGCGACCCGGCCAGCGGTAGCGCCGAACGTGGACACGGCGCTGTTCGCACCGACGAACGCATCGCGCATGCCGCCCAGGGCGGGCACCCGGTCAGCCACCACCTGCAGGGCGGCGGCCATGCCGGAGATCGGGGCGCCAGCCCCAGCGGCACCGTCACGGACCGCCCGCACCTCGTCGCGGAACCCGCGCAGCGCGGCCAGCGACCCCACCGTGGTGGTCTCGAACGCAGCGGTGACCGAGCCGAGCCGGCCGATCTCCTGACCGGCCGCAGCGGCCAGCGAGCGCTGCACGCGCATCTCGCCGGAGAACTGGCGCAGACCACCAACCAGGCCGGTGACCGGGGCGTTGACGTCCTGCACCGCGCGCCCGAGCGTGCCAGCCGCGCGAGCCGTCCCGTCGATCTCACCGCGCGTCCCCCGCAGGCCGCTAGTCAGACCGCCGAGAAGGCCGGGCACGAACCGCCACGCCAGCCACGCCAGCGCCGCGGTCTGGATCGGGCCGGGAAGCTGGGAGAACAAGCCGAGCAGCCCGCCGACGATCTCACCGATCGGGATCAGGAGCCCGGACGCGTACTCGGCGCTGTCGCCGATGAGCCGCAGGATGTTGCCGAACGTCTCACCCGCGCCGCCGCCCTGGCCGAGCGCGGTGACGACCGACATCACGCCGGTGGCCACCGGCTCGGCCGCCAGCCGGACGTTGTCGAGCACACCCCGGAAGTTGTCGAACAGGCCGGAGGCGATCTCGACCCCAGCGGCCAGGCCGGTGCCGATACTGCCGGACCCGAGCCCAGACAGGCCCTCGTTCAGCGCGGACAGGCCCTCGGTGCCGGCCCGGACTAGCGCCTCGAGTGGGCCGTCGATCAGTTCATAGACACCGATGGCGACGGTTTCGAGGTTCGACTTGAACCCCTCCATCGCCCCGCCAAGGCCCTTCATCTTGGCGGCGGCGACCTCAGCGGCGCCGCCCTGGCGGCCGACGGCTAGGCGCATCTCGTCGAACGCCGGGCCGCCCTCGCGGGCCAGGGCGGTGATCGCGGCCAGCGGCTCACGGCCGAACGCCATGGCGGCAGCGGCTGTGAACTGCTGCTCGGTCATCTGGCCCTGCGCCACCGACAACTGGTCGATCACGGAGCGCAGGCCGACGAACTTGCCGTTGGAGTCGAACGCCTCGATACCGAGCGCGTTCAGGCCCTTGCGGGCGGCGGCCGACGGCGCGGCCAGGCTGGCGAGCATGCCGCGCAGCGACGTGCCGGCCGTGTCGGCCATGATGCCGTTGTTGGCCAGCAGCCCGATCGCGGACGCCGTGTCCTCCATGGACACCGACATCGAGGCCGCGACGGGCCCGACGTACTTCATCGCCAACGCGATGTCCTCGATGGAGCCCGAGGCGGCGTTCGCGGTGTTGGCTAGGGTGTCGGCCACCCGGCCGGCCTGATCAGCCTCCAACCCGAACTGGTTGAGCGCCTGCGCCTGGATCTCAGCCGCTCGGGCCCCGTCGATCTGCGCGGCCCCGGCGAGCTGCAGGGTGCCCTTGGCGGCCGTCATGGCCTCGTCGACCGTCAGGCCACCCTTGGCCAGTTCGAGCATCGCCCCGGCCGCGTCGGCGGCCGAGACACCCGAGAGGGTCAGGTCCGAGCCGAGCGCCTTCGCTGTGCTGGCAACCCGACCCATCGTGTCGGCGGTCGCACCGGAGACCGCCTGGATCTCGTTTAATGTGCCTTGGTATTCATTTCCTATTTGGATGATCTCGCGGAACGCGATGGCCGCTCCGGCGAGACCGCCCGCGAGGGCGAGACCGATGCCCCGGCCGATACCACCGGCCACACCGGTAGCGCCCGACAGCCCGGCATGCAGTTTCCCGTTGAATCCGGTGAGGTCCGGCTCAACAAGAATATCGATCTTGCCTCCGGGCACGTGGGCACCTCCCGGAGGTCGTGATGTTCAGATGTCAGAGGCCGGCCGCCCGCTCCCACTCGTCGAGCGAGACCACGGTCTTGGTGGGCCCGGGATCGGGCGCGTGCTCGGTCAGGAGCTGCAGATAGCGCTCCTGGTACTGGCCGGCTACCGACGGCGGCCGGTGCGCGATCGGCGGAATGAGCGGCATCGGCGGAGGCTTGACCTTGCGCCGTCGGCGCTCGGCGTCACGCCGCTTCGTCTCCGGATCGTCGGGGTCGTGGATCCACTTGGCGTACTCGTTCCCGAGCCAGTACGACATGAGGTCGACCAGGTCGGCGAGGTTGGCCGCCAGGTGGTTCCAATCCCACAGATCACCCATCTCGGCGCGCACGGTGGCCGAGTCTGGCGGGAGGTGCTTGACCGCGTCCGCGACCTCGCGGGCGGGCCAGGTGTGGACGGCCTCACGGAACGGCAGGCCGTAGTAGTGCAGGAAGTCCGCGGTGACGGCGTCCCGGCGCTGCGCGGCAGCGGTCAGGACGCCTTGGATTCCCCCGGCTGGTCGTCGGCCGCCATCAGGCCGGCCGCCTGCATGATCCGCTTGGCGGCCAGGTCGAATCGCGCCTTAGGCATCGACTCCAGGACGGCATACAGGATCGCGCCCTCCTCCGCGCCTACGAGGATCGAGAACGCGGCACGGTCGTCCGGCACGCGCACGAGTTCCCAGTAGTTTCGGATCTCGTCGCCGGTCAGGTCACGCCGAACCAGGTAGGTCCGACCGCCGATCGTCATCGGTGCCGGAGAAAGGTCGATCTCGTCGAGTTCGGCGTCGAGGTTGAGCGGGGTGATCCCATACCCGTTCAGGGCGGGAGAAAGCGGGCTGCCTTGCGTCATCTCATGCTCTCCAGATCAGGGGGTAGCGACCAGCGGGTTCTCGGTCAGGAACTTGCGGACCGCCTTGGCGCCGCCGCCGGGGGCGAGCGGGCCGATCTCCAGGTCCCAGCCCTCGACGTCGTCGTCGGCGCCCATGTTCTCTTCGGGCACGTTGACCAGCTCGCCCTTGGCGATGTAGTAGGCCTTCCGCTTGTCGCCGTCCACGACGCGCAGGATCAGGCCGAACTGCTCGTCCTCGCCCTCGATCATCTCCCAGATACCGGACGCGGTCGCAGTCTCAGCAACCGAACCGCCGCGCAGGAGCGTCAGCACTGTGGCCTTGGAGTAGTCGACCGGCCGGAGAGCGATCGTCGTGGCCGGCGGCTGCTTGCGGCGCTTGTAGGGCGACCCGCTGGTGTTGTTCCAGACGTTGACGTCGGTGATCTCGCGATCGGTGGTGATCACGAAACCGGCCTTGATGCCGCCGAAGGCGTCCCAGCCGGTCAGTTCGTTGGCGAAGATGTCGGCGGGCAGGGCCGTGCTCGCGGGGGCGCGGAAAGCGTCACCGTCCAGCCACAGCCTTGCGAGATCCGGGTTTGCGTAGTCCGACACGTGCGTTCCTCCTCGTATCGTGCGCCCGCACGTGGCGGGTCAGGGGCGGGCTGCCCTGCGGAGGTGGCTGCCGGAGTCGCCCCCCGCCGGGCAAGGCAGCCCACCGAAACCGGCGGGGGACGTTCGCTAGTGGGCGTGCACGATGAGCTCGGCCCGGATGAACGCCCGGTACAGCGGCGCGGTCAGGCCGCGCGCAGTGTCGATATCCGTCAACGGACCGTCGGTCACGCGCGCCTTGTAGTGGATGTTCTCCCAGGCCACGTTGCGCGCCCGGGCCAAGACCCGCGACGCCGCGACGGCGACCCGCCAGGCGGCCTGCTCGGGGTCGACCGGCCCCCCCGGGGCGCACCACCCGTCGACCTGCACCATCGGGGACCACGCTCCGGCCGACACGTCGATCGGTATCGCAGTCGCCCGGAGCTGGGCCACCGGCTTGGTCATGTCCGAGGGCAGCCGGGTCACGCACCGGCCGCCGCACGCGGCCGTGAACTCGGCGTCGGCCAGCAGAAGCACCCGCACGGCGGGCGGGATCCACGGCAGGATCGGCGGTGCAGGGACAGTCACGTCATGCCCGAGTACCGGCCGTACTTGCGGGCCGCGTTCGTCATGGTCATGTGGGCCGGCGTGTCACTGGTGCCGTACTCCTTGTACCCGGCCTCCGGATCGTTGTTCACGATCGCGACGCGGGACCCGCCGACCTCCACCCCGACACCCGAGCGGTACTCACCGGACTCGACCGGCGCCGTCGAACGGGCGTCGCCCGCCGCCTGGTGCGCGATCTTGGCCCGGCCCTCGACCGACAGGCGCTTAGCCTCAGCCAGGGCGAACGCGGTGTAGACAGTGACGCGGACGCCGGCGGCCATCACACCCCCTGAAGGTCGGACGTGCGCCGCAGCGCGGCGGCGATGTAGACGGCCGGGCGACCGAGCGCGCTCCGACGAGGTGCGGGATCGCCCTCGACCTCGTACCGGAACCCGTCCGCGTCGACCACGACCGTCCGGGACGTGAGCGGCGCCCCTGGCGGCACCAGGATCGTGTACAGGCTGGTCACGGTGTCCCGGCCGGCGCTGTCCTCGATCGCCGACGACAGGTTCGCGACCGGGCGTTGCGCGAGGTAGGCCGGGGAGACGGTCTCGACGACCGGCCCTGGCACCTCGTTCCCGCTGGCGGGGTCAGCTTGCGGCGGGCCCGGAGTTCGCAGCGTCACTCGCACGGGAAATCGTGGGCGCATCCGGGGCCACCTCCTCGACGATCGTCACGGTTCCGTCCTCGACACCCTTCGTGACCAGGGGCGCGGTGCGGGATCCGTAGTGCAGGCGGCCGTCGCCCTTGATCTTGAATGCGACGACGTTGCCGGCCGGTTCGCTCTTGCTCTTTGGGGCCATTACTTCTCACCTCGGGATGATCGAGAACGGCCGCTGCCGCCCGGCCGCCGGGGTCAGGTTCGTCAGCTCGGCCTTGGTCAGGTTGAGCCCTGCCGCCGCAGAGGCGGTTAGCTCGTATGAATACTCGGGGTGCGTCTCGCCGCGCAGGCCCACGCCGCCGGTTGAGGCGGTCGTGAGCATGCGGGCCACGACCTGCGCCGCGATGCCGACGACCAGTTCGGAGTCGACCTCGCCGCTGGCGATCCAGGTGTCGATCTGCGGTCGGCGCGCCCGGATGAGCCGGGACACGTCGCCGCAGAACGACTCGACCTGCAGGTACTCGGGCGTCTCGACCGCGTAGGTCACGCCCAGCCGGGCCCCGACATCGTCAGACGTGCAGAGCGGGGCCGGCACCGGTCAGGACTCCGAGGTGCGTCGGGCCGGCTTACGCGAGGTGTCAGCCTGCTCGGCCTTCCCCTCCTCGTAGCCCTCCCAGGCCTTCGGGTTCTCGATCCGCTTCGCGACCTCGGTGGGCACGTCGGAGTCGGGTCCGTAGACCTGACCGTCGACGTGCACGTAGGTCCGCAACTTGCGTCCAGCCATCGTGGTCCCTCCGATCAGGCGACGTCGGCGATGAGGGTGTAGTCCGGGTCGCCGAGGATCGGCAGGCCGATGGCCGCGCCGATCGTGAAGACCCGGATCGGGGTCTCGGACTGCTTGAACGCGCCGACGACCATGCCCGGGTGGTCACCCGGGGCGATGCCGTACTGCGGTTCCTGCGCCTCGAGGGTGGTGCCCCACATCGTGGCGCCCAGGTCCCGCCCGTTCGCCGGGAGGAACAGCACCCGGTCATCGGGGATGAACCGGCGGGACACGCCGAGGTGGTCGATCGCGCGCGCGTCGTAGGTGTCGATCGCGGGCAGGTCGAAGTCGGTCAGGACGGCGTTCAGGTCCGCGCGGCGGATCTGGGTCACCGTCGAGCCGACCGGCAGGACCATCGAGCGGACCTGCGCCGAACGGAGCAGGTAGTTGACCACGCGGGTGGAGGTCATCATCCGGCCCGGCGTCTCACCGGTGGTGTCCACGTAGGTGTCGCGCCACGACTGCAGGTCGTCGATCGGGGTCGAGGTCGCGATGGTCGACCACGGCACCGACGGGACGACCTCGTGCTCGGTCTTGCGGCCGAAGTCGACCTCCGCCTGCACGCCGTCCTCCTCGAGAACGACACGGCCCTCGACGAGGGCCTGCGCGCGCGCGAACTCGAACCGAGTGTCGATCGCCCGAGCGATCCGGGCTGCGTCGCGCAGGAGCAGGCTCCGGATCTCCTCGCCCGCGTTGCGCAGCCGAAGCTGGTCGTACTCGCCCAGCAGGTACTGCTGGCCGATCGGAGGGAGCTCGCCGCTCACACGGGAGATGCCCTCACGCCGGCCGAACTTCGGCTCGGCGTCGTAGGCGCGGAACATGGCCGCCTCGGCCAGCCCGCCGCCGCCCCGGGTGAACCGGAACATCAGGTCGTTGACCTGCTGGTCGGGGAGGATCTCCTGCAGGCGGCGCTGGTTCTCGGGCCGGTCAGCGAGCGCGGCACGGGCGTACCCGGTCAGCTCGGCCGGGGTGATCAGGTCGTAGATGTCCATGGGTCACCCCTCTCAGTAGAAGATGATCCGGCCGGCGGCGGTTGCCTGACCGGTGGCGTCGACAGCGACAGGGAGCTTGGAGGCGACCACCTTGCAGTGATCGAGCATGGCGCCGACGACGTCGGTCGTGTTCACGGCCGGAGCCTTGACAGCGCCGAACAGGAACCCGGCCAGGGTCGCAGCGCCGCCTGCACCACCGGTGGCGTACGGCACGTACTTGCCGGTCGCCGTCAAGCGGGCGAGCGGAAGACCCGACTTGAAGAACCCGTCGGGGTAGTGCGTGTTCGCGGTGAACGCGGACACATCGAGGGTGACGGACTGGGCCTCACCGACGCCGTGACGACTGGCAAGCCAGCTCTGGTCATCGACGGCATAGGACTCAGTCTTGAGGGTGAGGTCCATTCGGATCTCCCTTTCAGACGGTCTTAGCGTGCTTCTGGCGGTACAGCTCCCGACCCGCGTCGACCGTCGCGGCCGGCGGGGGCGGAGCCCCGTTCCCGGCCTGCTGGCCGGGCGAGGGGGCGAACGCGGGCGGAGCCGTCGCGGCAGCACGCTGCGTGTTCAGGGCGGCGATCCGGGTCGCCTGCGCAGTCAGCTCGTCTTCCGTCGTCCCGGTCAGTAAGACCAGGTCGTCGGTGCCGATGCTGTGCGCGGTCGCCACCTGCAGCCGCAGTCGCTGCTGCTGCTCGGCGGCGTAGTTCTTCTCAAGCTCGGCCAGGCGCGTGTTCGCGCGCTCCAGCTCGGTCTTGTCCTTGTCTTCGATCGCCTTGAGGCGGGCCTCGAGCTCGGCGGCCTGCTTCTCGGCGGCCTTGCGGTCGGCGCGCTCCTTCTGGAGAGCCGACTTTCCTGCGTCTCCGAGTGCGTCGTCACCCGTCGCGGGTGGCGTCGTCGGAGCTGGTGCCTGCGCCGTCGGCTGGGGAGCGGCCGGCGGTGCGGGCGGTGGTGCAGGGGTGGGGGCCGACATCGCGTCGTCCTTCCAAGTGCGAGGCCTGCCCGTCGCGGGTCAGACCAGGTAGGCGTACCGGTAGAGCTCCGCGAGCGTCTGCTCGCGCGTCCACCCCTCCCGCTCGGCGAGCAGGAAGATCTCGTCCGGCATCAGCCGGGCCTCACCACCGAGCCGCTGGCCCGCAAGGCCGCGACTCGTGGTGCCGGTCGTGGTGACGTTCAGGCCGCCGACCGTGGCGACTCCCTGCTCGGCGTTCACGACCTGCGACAGGTCAGCGCCCCGGCGGATCGCCTCCGCGCCTGCCTCGCCGAACACCTCGGTCTGCTCGGCGGCGGAGAGCGAGCGGAAGTAGTTGCGCGGGTTCGTTGTCCAGTCGCCGTCGATGCTCTCGGCGACAGGCACGTGGTAGCAGTCGCAGCGCGGATGCCGGCGGAACGCCTCGACGAAGTACTTCCGGCCCGCCAGGATCGCGCACCGGCCGCAGGTCTTCCCGCGCAGCACACGCACGTAGCCCTTGACCCGGCGCCTGGCCCGCATCCCGGTCGTGACGGCCGAGCGGGGCACGTCCTGCATGGCCGAGAGCGCGATCGCGTTTGCCACGTAGCGGGCGCGGGCTTCGGCCAGAGCGGCACCGGCTCCGGCGTCGATCGCGTCCCGGTAGGCGCTGGGCGGCGCGTAGACGAGATTCCGCAGCCAGGAGCCGCCACCGTCGGTCTGGTCGACAAACGCGGACGGGTTAATCGCGCCGTCGCCAGCAGGGTCGGCGCCCTGAGCGACCAGTACCTCGGTCAGGAACGGGTCGACACGCTCAACAG